GGGGCATCATGGAGGTGGGAAGAGGATGAGCGCCGCACTCTACAGGCTCGCGGCAAAGACGGCCCGCGACATGATCAGAAAATTCGGCGGCCCCGTCACCCTGCTCATACCGCAGGACGAGAGCTTTGATCCCGTTGCGGGTTCCGTGACCTCCGGCACCCCGCTGGAACGCCGGGGCAAGGGGCTGCTGACTGGCTACAAGGACAACCTTGTGGACGGCACCGTCATCCAGCGCGGCGACAGGCGGCTGCTCCTTGAAGCGGGCATGGCCCCCACACGGACAACCGAGATCCGCATCGGCTCCGAAATCTGGAAAGTGGTCGATGTGGATACCATCGCCCCGGGGCAGGTGACAGTCCTTTACACTGTGCAGGTACGGCGATGAACGGCGCCCGCGGCTTCCTCACGTTCAAGGAAAAGCTCCGCGACAAGGCCGCAAAGGTCATACGCGAGGCCGTGCTGTCCTGCGGGACCGAGATCATCCTCGACACCCCGGTTGACTCCGGCCTGCTCCGGGGGAACTGGCAGGCGTCCCTGCATACGCCGCCCGCCGGGGTGAAGCCCCTTAAAGACCCGTCCGGATCCGCAACCATCGCCGCACTGTCCCGCGCCGTCGCCAACCTGCAACCGGGGGACGCCCTCTTCCTCGCCAACAACCTCCCCTACGCAGAGGCCGTCGAGTATGGGCGGCATTCCCGGCAGGCCCCGGCGGGCATGATGCGCGTCAACACGGCGCATTGGGCCCGGACGGTTCAGGATGCGGCACGGAAGGCGGCCTCATGAGCAAACAAGCGGACTACATCGCGGAATGCCTCGTCAAGGCGTATCTCGACGGCGGGTTCAACCTGCCCACCGCCTACGAGAACCGGGCGTTCTCCAAGCCCGGCCCCGACGAACCGTGGGCGGCGCTCTTCCTCCTGCCGGACAAGCCGAGGCCCGTCACCCTCGGCCCGCACGGGGAGGACGAGCACCGCGGCATCCTTCAGGTGGACCTCCACTACCCCCTGAATTCCGGCACGGCGGGCATCAACGCCAAGTACAACGAACTGGCGTCATGGTTCACCGCCGGACGCCGGTTCATCCACAACGGGACAGGGGTGTCCGTCCGCTCGTGCGGCAGGAGGCGCGGGCGCGAAGACGACGGCTGGTGGACCGTCCCCGTCTCGATCAACTGGTACTCGAAACTGCACAGAGGAGTATAGGCACATGGCAAACGGCAGCCTCCATACAATGGCACAGGTCGCGGAAGCATCCTACGGGGTGACGCCCGCGACCCCGGCCTTCAAACCCATCCGCATCAACTCCACCACGCTCGGACTCAGCAAGAACACCCTCGAATCCGGGGAACTGCGTTCCGACCGCAACACCGCCGACCTCCGCCACGGCACCATGCAGGTGGGCGGCGATATCGTCTCGGAACTGTCCTTCGGCTCGTTCGACGATCAGCTTGAGGCCCTGCTCTGCGGGACATGGGCCGAAAATGTCCTGCTCAACGGCGTCGAGCGGCGTTCCTTCTCCGTCCTCCGGCACTTCGGGGACATCGGGAAGGCCGACAAGCCGTATCACCTGCTCACGGGCTGCGAGTACAACACGCTGAACCTGCAAGTGACCACCGAGGCCATCGTGCAGGCCACGTTCGGCATCGTGGGCAAGGGGCTCGCCCTGCTCGCGGCGGCCCCGGCCGGCGCGACCTTTGCCGACCCCACGACCACGGCGCCGATGGATTCCTTCACCGGGGAACTGGTCGAAGGCGGCAAGACCATTTCCGTCGTCACCGAAATCCAGCTCACCATCGAAAACGGCATTTCGCCCAAATACGTCGTCGGCTCCAAGGAAACCATCAGGCCCTCCATCGGACGCTGCAAAGTTACAGGGCAGGTTTCGGCCTACTTCGAGGACAGCTATCTGCTCGAAAAATTCATCAACGAGGCATCGTCCTCCCTCGTCTTCACCCTCACCGACGGAGAAGCGGGGAATTCCATGAAGTTTACCATCCCCAAAATCAAGTACACGGGCGGGCAGCCCGACGTGGGCGACGAAGGCCCCATCACCCTATCCATGCCCTTTCAGGCCCTTCTGGATTCCGCCGCCGGCGGCGCACTCAAAATCGAAAGGATCGCACACGCATGACCAAGGACGCCAAGAACGAACAGGCCAAGGCCCCGCTCCCGATGGAGAGCTTCTTCACCCGCGAAAACGCCAACGAGGGCATCGAACTCCCCCTCCTGCTCCCCGACGGCACCAAGACGGAGCACTGGCTTCGCATCCGGGGCGTCGACGCCGACGGATTCCGCAAGGCCGAGGCCAGAAGCAAACGCAAGATGCTGGAAATCGCGGCGGAAAAGGACTTGGACAAACGCGACGCCGAGGTGGAGGACACCCGGCTCGCCATGCTCGCCGCGCTGGTGATCGGCTGGTCGTTCGACAACCCCTGCACCGAGGCGGAGATCAAACGCCTGTTCCGGGAAGCCCCACAGATTGCGGAACAGGTCGACCGCACAGCCTACGACCGCGCCCGTTTTTTCGGGAACAGCTCGAAGGGCTCTTCGCCCACGCCCGGAGAGTCTTCGAGCTAGAACGTGTACCCAAAGGCTCGAAAGTGAGCCTCCGCAAACACCTGCAACAAGTCCAGAAGACCACGGGCAAGGTCCCCCGGCAGCTTGCGGAGGTTCCCAAACTCCCGGAATCCGCCGCCTATATCTGGCACTGGTTCTGGGAGCTGAAGGGGAGCCAGCCGCTCACCTATACGGAGATTAAAAGCTGGTCGGAACTCACCGCCACCCCGCTCACGCCCTTTGAGGTACAGGCTCTGGTGGAACTGGACAGACGGTTCATCGCCGTGCATGGCGTACCCATAATGATGTAGGAAAGCCCCGTCCGTTTCATCAACGGACGGGGCTTTTGTGCGGAGAAAGGGGATGTGAAAAAGCGCAGCCCTCATCGCCATGTGATGGAAGGTTTCATCTTCTTGGCGGCGCATTCCGCAAGGAAAGAGCTGATCAGGGTTTGATAGGGCATCTTCATCTCTTCGGAAAGTTTCTTGAAATAATTGACCGTCGTTTGATCGAGCCGGATGGTCACGGCCACCTTGGGCTTCCCGCACATGGGGATTCTTGGTCGCTTCGGAAAACCGGATGCCTCACACGTCCTGATCGGTGGTTCGGACCCCGCCTCCCGGCTGCGGCAACTATTTACTATTTTATATATATCATTCTATATACCATACGGACATCTTTCGGGAGGTATCCGTATGGGCAAACATATCCTCGCCGCTGTGCTGGCGGTACTGTTCATGGCAGCCGGGGCGCAGGCTGCGGGCAACGAATGGAACGACTCGTTCAACAAGGCCAAGAAGACGCTGGAGTGGCAGGTCTATTATGACCACCGGATCACGCTCTACTGCGGGGCCGCCTTCGACGAAAAGAAGGACGTCGCCCTGCCGGAAGGCTTCACGGCCCCGAAGCACGAGAAACGAGCCGGAAAGATCGAGTGGGAACATGTGGTCCCGGCTGAAAACTTCGGGCGGGCTTTCCCGGAGTGGCGCGAGGGGGACGCGCAGTGCGTGGATAAAAGGGGAAAGGCGTTCAGGGGCCGTAAGTGCGCGGAAAGGGTGAACCGGGAATACTGCCTCATGCAAAGCGACATGTACAACCTCTATCCGGCCATCGGCGCGGTCAACGCCCTGCGCCAGAACTACAACTTCCAGATGCTGCCCGGCGAGGAGCCGGACTTCGGAAGCTGCGGGATGAAGATCGCCGACCGCAGGGCCGAGCCGCCTATCAGAGCGAGGGGACAGATTGCCCGGACCTACAAGTATATGGCCGACGCCTATGCCCCGCGCTACCGCATGAGCCGCCAGCAGGCGCAACTCATGGACGCATGGGACAGAATGTATCCGGTGGATGCGTGGGAGTGCACGCGGGCCAAGCGCATCGAGAACCTGCAAGGCAACGAAAACCCGTTTGTGAAAAGGCCGTGCCGCGAAGCTAGGTTGTGGTAGGCGAAAGCGCCGCCCTTTTTTGACGGACGGAGCTTCGCTAGGGAAGTATGTTTCAATAATGGTAACGGCATTGGAGTACGATCAGGGCTTCGCTTCGTTCGTCCACTTTGTAGACGAGGCGATCTTCCTGATTGATGCGGCGCGACCAGCATCCGGCAAGATCGAACCGGAGCGGTTCCGGCTTCCCCAGCCCTTCAAAGGGGTTTCGCATGGCATCACGCAGCAA